AAAAGGTAGAGATGTTTATCCGTTAAAATCTTTTGGTACTACATTTGAATATGACCAATCAAAATACTTACCATCTGGTTCAGCATACTATCAATTAGAAGATTACAAAACAGGCGAAGTAATATATCCATTTGGAAATTATACTAAAATAAGTTGTGATTCTACATCAAATTATTTTAATATGAGTTTAAATAGTTTGCCAATTAATAGAACTTATAAGTTAAAAATTAAAATAATCGAAAGTGGTATATCTACTATTGTAGATGACAAATTAATTTTTGAAATAGTATAATATGACAGGATTAGAAGCAATAGCACAAAAATTAGAAGAAAAAAGACAATCGGATTTAGAATCAATATTAAGTATTTCCGGCTCAACTGCTATTGCGAAAAATGAATATGGTGTTACCATAATCAATGAAAATAATATAGCATCATCTTTAGTATTTAAGGAATTATCAAAACCAAAATACGATGAAGTAGAATTATTAAAAGCTATTGATTTAAATATTAAGGAACTTAAACCTGATATTCCAAAACCTAATTTAAATTTAGTTCCAAAAGCATTGTATGATGATGAAGTAATAACTAATGAAGATTTAAGAAAGCAAGTTGCTGATTTAACATCTGAAGTTACCAATTTAAATACAACAGTAACCGATTTACAATCTAAAGTACAATCTGAAATAAATGAAAGATTGACTATCGAACAATCTAATGATGCGTTAGTTAATCAGTTAAATACATTAACGCAGACTGTTGATGATTTTGCTTTACAAATACAAAATTCACTACAAAAATCAGTAGAAGAAGGTATTCTTAGAGCATCGCTTCAATCTCAAAATACGGGATTTAAAGCACAAATTCAGGCATTGATTAAACAAATTGACTCATTGAATTCAATTATTGAAGGTTTACAATCTCAATTAGGAGCAGTTCAGAATCAACAAGCGATTATACAAGGTACACAAGCACAAGCACAAGCGGCAGGTGCAGATGTTATTAACGATGTTGCTATTGTAAAACTACAACCAATGGAAGATACAAATGCACCTAAAATATATGCTAGATTTAGTGCAACAGGTGCCAAACAATGGAAAAATGGTAAATCGATATCAATTACAAATAATGATAAGCAACCAATAACTGTAACATTAACACCAACAAATCCGCAAGGAAGAGAGTTTTATAAAATTAAGCAAAAGAGTTTTAGTGTAAATCCTGGCGAAAACAAAGATATGGAATTTGAATTAAATTTTGATGCAGTTGGAGATTTGGATTCACGTAAAAAAGGTGGATGGTTTAATGGTAAAACCGGCTCTAAGGATTATAAAGATGGTTCTCTTAAAGTTGTAATCACACGTTCGGATGGTACATCTAAGGATAAAACATACGATGCAGGTTTTGGAAAATTTCACCCAGATTCATACTAATAAATTATGAGTATTAAAAAATATACAAACTTTGAATCAATTGATACAAACGTATCTAATAGAGGCGAGTTTTTGCAAGAGAATGATAGATTTATAATTAACCAAAATCAAATAGAAGATACCGATTTTGGTGATTGTAGATATGATGTTATGGAGGTATCTGTATATGATATCAATAATAATTTATTACCACATAAGAGTGGTAAAAATGTTGCTTATATTAAAACGGGTGATATTAAAAATTATTTGTATAATATTAAAAACAACGCTGGTCAAAAAGAATTAGCAATTGATATTGAAAAATTATTAAATAATTTAGGTTTCACAAATGGTATATTAAAGGTTAATATAAATTTTGTTAGAAACAAAGTTGGTACTGAAAACGAACTTACAAAAGTTTGGATACAAGAGATATCACCATCGAGAGAGGAAATTAGAATATTACCATTAGCAACAACGGATAAATTAATTAATGATAAGACAATAAGTGAATTTCAAAACATAAATAATCTAAGTAAAGATTTTAAATATTATAAGAAAAATATATTAGATGCATTAGATTTATTTGAATCTAATTATTTAGAATCTATAACAAATTTAATGGTAAACAAATTTGGAAAAGATTTTGAATCTATTTTGCGTAAAGATTTTGGATTATCAAATTTCAACGCTTTTAAAAAGAGAATATTTTCAGATTTTAAAACAAGCGTAACGTATTGGGTAAATAATAGAGAATATAAAATTTCAGAATCCAATTTTGGAAAACAATCTTTTGTTAGATTTGAAGATTGTGAACAATACGATTTTCAGTTTTTATTAAATGCAATTCAATCTATTTTAAGAGAATGTATTGAGTTTCATACTAAAACTTTAAAAAGAAGAGATATTAGTATTAAAGCTCTACCAAAGGAATTTGAAATTACTACAATTAAGAAACCAATTGAAGATTTGGTAGGTAATATTGCTATAAAAGAAGAAAAGATTAGAAACGTATATAATCCTAAGAATGTTGTATTGGAGATTAAAGGTACAAATCCTCCAAAAGAAATTGTAGTTCCAATAGAATTACCACCGGCACCAATAGAAGTAGAACCATTACCAATTAAACCATTACCAATAGAAACAACTCCTATTAAAGTAATAGAACCAACACCAGAACCAACACCAATTCAGGATGTAATACCAACACCATCATATGGTGGCGGAGGTGGTGGTGGAGGTGGCTACACCGGAGGCGGATATGAAGATGGCCGTGGAGGAATGGGTAGAGAATTATATCTTGCCGAATCCAATCAGAGAGAAAATATACAATAAGATATTTATAATAAATAATAGAAGGTGATAGCAGCTTTAGATAACATTTTTGGGGGAAGTCCAACGTTAAATCCGTATGATGGTAATGGTGTCTATAACGCCTTTATTGATGCCGGCGCCGGCGGAGGTGGTGGAGGTGGTTATACTCCACCCGTAGAACCAAACCCAGCATTTATCCCACCAACATATTCAAATGAAATAATAGGAAAATCTATTAAAGTAAATTTGATTTCCGATTCAGGAGAAGTAGAATTTTTAGAAAATGGCATATCAAAGGGATATGGTGTAAATACGACTATTAACTTTTCCCCATCAACTACATTTAATGGTTCTAAAAAATACGAAGTAGTTAAATCTGGTCAAAAAGCTAGTAAATACTACGAAGTTTCTATTAAAAAAACGTATCAAAGCGATATTAATAATAATGAGCAAGATACTACATCTTCACCATTAGCACCCGTAAGACGTGGGGTTTTCGGTAGATTACAAGATAGATTAGATGTTCAGCCTGTAAGAAATACACTATTTGGTGGTTTATTTAACAAATCTAAAAAATTTAAAGTTAAAACTCCATTAAATGTTAAACCGGTTGTTAATGCAGTAGAATATAATTATTCTGAAATGCTTTCTGTGCAAGAATTTGATTTACAATCAGATGGTACATACACAGCAAGTAATATAAAAACATTTAATTTAGGACCGGTAACTTTAAATTTTGAATTAAAATCTATAAAAGCATCCGATGATATTAATCTTGTTACTGAATTAGAATACGAAATAGCATTTTCATCAAACTTTAGACAGGATTTAGCAAATAATGTAATATTAAATTATACAATATTTCAAAATGATGGTACAATATCAGATAGTGGAAGAGTATCTCTATCTGATAGTAATATTATTAGAAAAATAAATTCAGATGCTTTAAAAGGTAGAGTTGATTTTAGAATAGAATATGTTGATAAGCCTACTCAATATAGTTTAGTAAATATATACCAAACTACAAATACATCTAAGTTAGAGGAAACATACAAAAATGAATATGATTTTAGTAAGTGGAATACACAAAACTCATCATTTTCATTACCCGCTGAACAACTTAAATCGGGTATATCGGTTGTTGTTTTCTTTGAAAAAGAAATAAATGTAGATAGGCCAATTATTAGTTTAGATAGTACGCAATATAGTGTACAGGTGAAAGATTCGGATGTAGAGAGAGAAGTAACCATTCCTTTCAAAGTATCCAATACTGACAACGTAAGAGTATATATAGATGGTAGAGCTGATACATTATTAGTTCCTGCTTCAAATGGATTTATAACATTATATTTCCAAAAAGATTTTTCGGAAGTATATGGTACTAAGAAAATAATATTAGTTGCAGAAAGTGCACAATATGGTACAGGCGATTCGGTAACAGCGTTAATTACATTTACGGCAGTTAATGATTTTCCATCTATTACGGAAATTACATTTACTGATACAATAGATATACCATCGTTTTCGGATTTTAATATAGATTTAAAATACGAATATGTAAGTTTTGCTACATCTACTATTGATGTTGATTTAAAAGCTAAAGATGGTAGTAGAATACCTTTATTCCAAAGTTTAACACCAAATGGAAATATTTCTATAAACTTAAAAACATTAAGAGATAGATTTTCAAATTGGGCTGGTAGTGATACTATAACATTAGTATTTAAACCATTTAATAGAAGTGGTGCTGAAGAATTAGTTGGTAACGAATATGAAATAACAACTAATTTATTAATACCATCTATTCAATTAGATGAGAATATATTTTCATCAGCGATATTTGAATCATTTGCTGGCGCACTACGAATAATTGAACCTGAAAAAGAAAGTAAGTATTTAACACATCTTGCCAACTTCGATGATAATGAACAAATATTAATTTCTACTTGGGAAAATGATGGATGGACACTATCTGAAAAATCAACAGATGATTTAGGTAATACTATATTATTAGATGTAGTAGATTCTATAATATTAAAATTATACTCACCATTACCTGCAAACGTTTCTACAAATTCAACATTTTGGATTACAAAATTAATGGCTAACCCATTAATTGAAACAATTGTTTTAAGTGAGCAAAATGAAATTAGTTGTCCTCCAATAAAAGGACCAAATTTTAGTTTGGATATAGATTATGTAAAAGGACAATCTACTAATTTTGAATCATTGGATAATATGATTCTTAGTGGTTCTACATCATCTAACGAATTAGTTACAACTTATTTGAGTTCATCTATAATCAATATGGATGATTTAAATATTGAATATGTAAGTGGTTCAACTTATTTATGGCAAAACTTTGTTCATTTCAGTTCAGCCAAAGAAAGAGTTGATAATTTTGTATATAAAGTTCAATTAATTGAAGTATATGAAAATGCAATAGCAGCTAGTAACGCATCAGTATCGGCATCTGCTTTGAGTGATGTGCAAGAGAGAGAAAGACAATTAATAAAGAAAAACGAAATTTTAAAAGGATTTGATGGATTTGAGAATTTCTTATATACATCATCTTCTATATACACAACAAATACAGGTACATCGATTACTTGGCCATATAATGGAAGTGGTAGAGTATCATCTACAAATACAATAGTAAAAGATAATTGGTATCCAAACTTAATTACTTTAGCTGAATCGTATGATGTGGAAAACTCAAATTGGGTTCAAAATAATATACCACAATACATTGTTAACAGCGCTGAAAACGAAAGTTTATTGTTGTTTTTATCAATGATTGGACATCACTTTGATAATATTTATTTCTATACAAAATCAATAGAGAATAGTAGAGGATTAGGATACAATAGTAAAAATATTTCGGATAAATTATTATTTGATGTATTAAAATCATTTAATTGGGATGCTAAGAATTTGGCATCAGATACGAAATTGTGGGAATATGCATTCTCTACCGATACTGTTTCCAAATCTGCTAAAAGTAGAACATCGGAAGTTTGGAGAAGAATTGCAAACAACTTACCTTATTTACTAAAACATAAAGGTACTCGTAGAGGAGTTTATGCTTTATTAGCATGTTATGGTATTCCATCATCTAATCTTTCAATTTTAGAATTTGGTGGACCGGAAGTAAGTGATACGAGCAAAAGTAAATTAGTTTACGATAATATTACCACTGCTCTTAAATTTAATAATGGCGCATCTATTCAATTGGATTGGAAAGATACTAATAAAAATAGAAAACCAAATACGATTGAATTATTTATCAAACCAACACAAGAAGCAGATTTTAGAATACTATCTGGTAGTGGTTGGAATGTTGAAGTAAGTTCATCTGTAACATCATCATATGGTAAGGTTGTATTTAATTTTAGTGGTTCTAATGCTATATCATCATCCGTATTACCATTGTTCAATAATAGATTTTTTGGTATAGCTGTAAGTAAAGGTACTACTAATGAAATAAGACTTGCCGTAAGACAATCGGATAAAGAAAAAACAATATTTGAAGAATCTACAACTACAACATCAATTGTAACAAATTGGGAAAATGATTCTAAATTAAAAATTGGTGGAAATTTTGTTGGTAGTTTGGATGAATTCCGTTTATGGTCTGATACTTTAGATAATCAAAGATTCTACGAACACGTTTCGTTCCCTGAAATGATTAATGGTAACCATATTTCATCTTCAACTGATGATTTATATTTCCGTTTAGATTTTGAATATCCTAAAAATTTAGCACAAACATCTTCATTAATAAATGTTGATACTAACATATATTTTAGTTCAAGTGTAAATAGAAATCAATTAGAAGGAGGAATTGTTCCAATAATTTCGGGCAGTACAATATTATCTGAAAACGTAAACGGATTATATTCAGCTAGCGCAAATTTATTTACCGATGTAAACGATTATCCTTATAATTTTGAAGTAATAGATAGAAGCGTTGTATTGGAAATACCTGATATGGGTTCAACGAGATATTCAACTAATAAAGTTAGATTTGAATCTCAAACCGATATCAATGGTAATGATGTTTCCAATGGAGTAGATTTATCATCTAAAAGTAGAGCAACTAAAAAAGCATTTGACCAATCTCCAACGGATTCAAATAGAGTTGGTTTATTCTTTTCTCCTACAAAAGAGTTGAATATTGATATTGCAAAATCTTTAGGTGGAATTAATTTAGATAATTACATTGGTGACCCATCGGATGATTACAAACCAAAATATAGCAGATTAGATTCTTTAAGAAATTATTATTTCCAAAGATTTGATGGTAGAGATATATACTCATACATAAACTTAATCAAACTTTATGAGAAATCGATGTTTGAAGATATTAAGAATATGTTGCCGGCAAGAGTTAAAGCAACTACGGGTTTATTAATTGAACCACATATTTTAGAAAGAAGTAAGATTGCACAAAAGAAACCATCCGGAGATGATTATCAAAAAGAGGTTAATATAAAATACTCAAACACTACATTTGTAGAAGCGGATACTAATCAATATGATGCTATCGTTAATGCGGATTTATCTGAAAATTTTGTAGCAGAAAATAATCAATATGATGCAACTATATATACCGCATCATTAGAACACACATCAGCAGAAAGTTACCAAACTGAAGCCGAATATGATTATTATAATGACACGAATTTTGAATCAGATTATTATCAAAAAGAAGTTAATATAAATGCAGGATTAGGAGAACCTACAATATTAAGTGAAGTTGATATATATGGTGGTAGTACTATTGTAGGACAAACTGAATTCGAAACTATTGGATTTGGTATTTATGCACAAAGTGGTTCTGCGATTAGAACATATTTCGATAAAGATAATAGAAGAGTTAAAGAAAGAGTTAGAGTTCAATTAGTTACCGAAGAAAAAGAAAGAATTGTAACTAAATTTGCTATAACGGCTTCTGCTAATGGTTTAGGTGACCCACGTGGTGGATATATTTCGGATATACAAACTTATACCGAAACTAAATTAAATATACAACCATTTAGTGGTTCGGTGCCTGTTACTGTTGGTGGAAATATTATAGATGTTAAAAATGTTAGTGGATATTTATCAACACATTACAGAAACACTTCAGATTTAACGAGAGGATTGCAAAATTCTTTCTATAAAGGTTCAAAAAATACAGCAGCAACTACATTAGATGGAAGTTCTCCTATTGAAATATTTACATCTAATCCAAATACTCTAAGAGTAAATAAAACGGGTAGAGATGCAAGTGAACCAATATTGGAAGTAGAATAACGGATTTTTAAAATAATTATATTTATAATCAAAGAATAATAAAATATTATGGGATATTTAAGTAATACCGAACTAACAGTCGATGCTATTCTTACTAAAAAAGGTAGAGAAAAATTAGCAGCAGGACAAGGATTAAACATCACTCAATTTGCATTGGCAGATGATGAAATCGATTACACACTTTACGAACCAGCTCATCCACTTGGTTCAGCTTATTACGATGCGGCAATCAGAAGTATGCCTGTATTGGAAGCTAATCCAGATGAGACTCAAGTAATGAAGTATAAATTGGTAACACTTCCTAAGAATACAACTCGTATTCCGGTGGTAGAGTTTGGTGTTCCTAATATTTCGGTTAATCAAAAGAGTGGCGAAGTTTCATTATCACCAACTACATCTCCTGCCGGAAATAGAAGAATGGGCTATACAATTGTATTGTCTAACAAAAATGCCGGTGATATCGTAGGTGAGGGTGTAACCGCAGATGTTGGTAGTGTGCCAGTATTCATCGGAGATGATGTATCAGCAACAGCAGCAGTATCTAAAGGATTAACTTTCAAATTCATTCCAAACCCATCATTAACTTCGACTATCAGAACAACTATAACTGTTTATGGTAACGAAACGGGTGGTTCACAAACAATTCCAGTAACCGTAACATACGTTCAATAATTTAAACTATGGCATTAATTAGAGATAATAGAGGACAACTCTTAGCAAGCAATCTATCCCAATACTTAGCCGGCGCAGCAAACACCGCAGGTACTCCTGTTGATACTAACGAAATGGTTAGAATCATAAATCAATTTTTGGGAGAGGGAGAACAAATTAGTTCAGACTTAACAACTGTAACTAATGGTATCTACAAAAAATTTGGTGCTATTGATAAAGTAACAAATAGAACTGAAATCGTAACTTCAGGTATATGGAGTGGTGATACAGGTTCATTAACATTATTTTATACTTCATCTACACAGCTTAACAGCTCAACGGGTAAATATTACTTAGATGTGTATAATCTACCAACTTCATCAGATGCTTCGGAGGTTCAATTCTCTATTGCTTATGGTGATGCCAATGGACTTGGTGCACCAACATTGACAGATGATGAAACATCTACAATGCCATCGAAAGCTATATACAATCAGTTTAAAAACGTATTATTGGATTCAGCTGACCCTTATTTTACCGATTACGCTGGAAATGATATGACATCATTCTACGCAATAAATGTAAATAGAGCTAGATACAAAGAAAGATTAGACCCAGGTAACATATCATTGAAATTATCGGGTTCAGTTGGAGAAGTTGTATTGATTGATAATAGTGGTGGAACTGATGAAAATGTAACAACGGCAGGTAGAGTTTATTATTTAGCAAGTGGTTCATTGAATATTGGTTCAGCATTAACTGCATCGATTAATACATATACCGCTTCCAATGGAGCAGGATTTGGATTATTCTATCCTGATATGGGAGTTATTTTATTAAACCCATCGGCATTAAGTTCATCTTGCGATATTAAATTAGCACCTGCATATGGTTCTACCGCAAACAAATATCACCAATCGGGTTCGGTATCTGGTTCATTAAAATTATTTGATGCATTGAAAGGTGGAGCTGATTTACAGGGACGTAGAACTGAAAACGTTTCTACATCACACTATTTCGTAAGAGCAAATAATAGAGAATTTAACTTCTCAAATAACCCAACATTTGTAACGGGTTCAACTGGTCAATTTGTTAATTCATCATTCGAAAGAGACCCTAAGGTGTATATCACTTCAGTAGGTTTATATGATGATGCAAATGAATTGCTAGCAGTTGCAAAAACATCTCAACCAATTGCAAAATCATTTGATAAAGAAATAGCAATTAAGGTTAAATTAGATTTCTAATCAGAGAATATAACTAACAACTAACCCCCTTCAATGGGGGTTTTTTGTTAATTCGATATTTATATGTGATATGTTAAAAAGAATACCAAAATCGGATATTAGTATTAGGCCTTTTAAGGCTTATAAAGAATGGAGTTTTGATGAATCATCAAACGATATATCTTTATTTGAAGCTAATATTAGTTCAAGTGAGTTATCAAATGGAATTCCGAAAAACTCTTTATACGGACAATTAAGAGCACAATTCTATAATGGACACGAAGATAATCCTTTTTTAAGATTTGGAGCTAAAAGTAATATATACACCACAAATCAAGTTGCAAAAGAAAGATATTTAGGAAATGATGTTAAAGTAATATCAATTCCACAAATATATGTAGGAGAGGGTATTAAGAAAGGGTCTGTATCTTTAATAGATGGAATTGCAACTATACAAGATGATTCCAATGGTAATTTAGTTTTATTAGGAAACGATACCATAACTTTTAATGAATTTAATGTAAACGGAGATTTCTACACATTTGAATTAGGTGGTAGTTCATATACTGTTAGAATAACTCACATAAACATTGAAACAGGTGAGTTACTTTGGTATTATAATAGTAATTTTTATGATGCTAGGATTATATCATTTGATATAATGACTGGCGATATGATTGTGGATAATGTTGATTTTGCATCTTCTGCCGATAGTGTTCAAAAAGTTGGTAACGTATTCTATAATGCGGGATTGATTACTATGAATAGAAATCCAAACGATAGATTATTAGGAAATTGGGATTTATCATACAAATCTACAAAAACAATTTATGAGCATGAATATCTTCTAATAGTTAATGAAGATGAATTTAACGTTTCACAAAACCCATCAGCAATAGTAGAAGTAGGTAAAGTAGAAGAATATATAACAGGTTCAGATGGTAAGATTTATAAAACTACATCAACGCCGGGAGTTAAATATATTCGTAAAAAATCTACATTGGAAACTGGCAACGAATTGGATTTCAGATTCACAGGTTCATATAGTGCATCTGTAACGGCATCATATGCTGGATTTGAACACTATGATTTAAGTGGTTCAATGGATTCAACGGGTTCATTCTTAGCACCATTTATTACAACAATTGGTTTATATGATGATAATTGTGATTTAGTGGCAATTGCTAAATTACCACAACCAATAAAATCAGAACCGGATATTCCTGTAAACTTTATTATCCGTTTTGATACTTAATTTATATTTATACTAAACAATAGAAAATATGTCAAAGATTTTAGAATTATACAAAGCACAGCAATCAGCATTAGGCGTTGATAAAATATCATTTGAAGCCGGAGTTAATGCAAAAACTCCATATACTACAAATGATTTGAAAAAAGTAGATGACCAAATATTAACTGCCGATAAATTCAAAACAGGTAGAGGTGGAGAAGTTAGCGATAAGAAATACTCCGATTCGGTAAAAAAATAATTAATGGCTAAGAAAAAAGTTACAAAAAAGACCAACTCTAAATGGGTTGCGAGACAGTATGGGTTTAAATCCGGCCTTGAAGAAAATATTTCAACTCAAATTGAAAGTAGGGGAATTGATGTACAATATGAATCCGAAAAGATTCCTTATATTGTACCTGCTTCTCAACATACTTACAATCCTGATTTTAGGTTACCTAATGGTATCATAGTTGAAACAAAAGGTAGGTTTGTTGCCGCAGACCGTAAAAAACATCAATTAGTAAAGGAACAACATCCAAATTTGGATATCCGTTTCGTATTTTCCAATTCAAAGAACAAAATCAGTAAAAATTCTAAAACAACCTACGCAATGTGGTGTGAAAAGAATGGATACAAATACGCAGATAAAGAAATACCGGAAGAGTGGTTTTTAGAACCATAAAAATTTGGTAATTTCAAATATTTGTCGTATATTTGGTTTGTGTTAAGTAGCAATGATAAAAATAAGGTAATTACTGCCCTTACTAATGTATTGGGTAGCGGTCTTACTCTAAAAGGTAATGAATTAGCATTTCACTGCCCTTTTTGTAATCACCACAAACCAAAACTACAAGTTAATACTGAAACTCAAAAATGGCATTGTTGGACTTGTAATAGTGGTGGTAAGAAATTAACATCCTTACTTCGTAAATTAGATGTAGATAGAAAAACTATATCTCTCATTAGAGAAATCTATGGTGATAGTAATTGGACACCACAACAAGAAGATGCTGAAACAAAAGTATTCATTCAACTTCCAAAAGAATTTATTAGTTTAGCAGAACAACCAAAAGGATTTAATCCTGAATATAAACATGCTATGTTCTATCTTACTCAAAGAGGAATTGGTATGAAGGAGATTATTAAATATAATATTGGTTATTGTAAAGAAGGATTATATTCCCGTAGAGTTATTATACCATCTTATGATTCAAATGGACAATTAAATTACTTCGTTTCTCGTTCATATTATTCAGAAGAGAAAATGAAATATAAAAATCCACCAATTAGTAAAAATATAATAGGATTTGAATCGCAAGTTAATTGGAACGAACCAATTATATTATGTGAGGGTGTATTTGATGCAATTACAATTAAAAGAAATGCAATTCCACTATTGGGTAAATTTCCATCAAAACAATTAGTTGAAAAAATCTTTATGAGTGGAGTTACCGATATTGTTATTTCATTGGATAATGATGCGATTAACGAAGCACTTAAAGCAGCAGAGTATTTTAGAAAGCAGGGAATAAACGTTAAGATGATGTATCTTAGAGATAAAGATGCATCTGATATGGGATATGTAAAATTTTATGAAGAACTAAAGAAAACTAAAGAGTTTTCAAGCGAAGAATTACTATTAAACAAAATAAATAGTTTATGAAAAGATTAAAAACAATCTATCATATTGCGGATGTACACATTCGTAACGTACAAAGACACAAAGAGTATAGACAAGTGTTTGAAAAGATGTTTGAAGAAATTCGTAAAAGAGGTACGGAAAATTCACTCATCTATTTAGCAGGTGATATTGCCCATGCTAAATTGGAATTATCTCCTGAATTAGTTAGAGAGATAAGTTGGTTATTTACGGAATGTTCTAAACATTGTGAAACTATTCTTATTACGGGTAACCACGATTGTAATATGAACAACTCCGATAGATTAGATGTACTTACTCCAATTGTAGAAGCATTGAATCTTCCCAACTTTACATACCTAAGAGATACGCAAGTATATTCTATTGGTGATGTTGACTTTGGGGTGTTCAGTATCTTCGATGACAAAGCAAATTGGCCAAAAGCCAATACGATGTTTGGAAATAAAAAGGTAGCATTATTCCACGGACCAGTTGATAATTCGCAAACCGATGTTGGATATGTAGTATCATCTCGCCATTTCACCACCGATATGTTTGATGGATACGATTTAGCATTGTTGGGAGATATTCATAAAAGACAAACTATGATTTCGCCAAGCGGATGTAAAGTAGTTTATGCTGGTTCATTAGTACAACAAAACTTTGGTGAAAGTTTAACCGGACACGGATTCTTAGCTTGGGATATGGATTCATTTAAATATGAAGCAATCGATATTCCGAATGAATATGGTTATTATACATTAGATGTTGATAATGGTGTAGTTCCGATTGTAACGGATATGCCAAAGAAACCTCGTTTGAGAGTTCGTTTATCTAATACTGATACGGCTGATACAAAGAAAGTTATTACTGAAATTAAAATGAGATATGGTGTTGAAGATTTTACAATCATCAGAACCGATTCATTTAATAAACAAAAGACCGGAAATAGATTAAGTAAATTAGATTTTGAAGATGTAACCGATATCAATCATCAAAATACATTGATACGAGATTACGTTCAGAGAATGATGCCATTTACAACTCAAACGGATTTGGATGGATTGGAAGTAATTAATAGAGATATCAATAGTAGAATAACGCAAGAAGAAATACATAGAAACATTCATTGGAAACCAATTAAATTCACATTCAGTAATATGTTTTCATATGGTGAGAATAATAAAATTGATTTCCAAAAGATTGGTGGATTAATGGGATTGTTTGCACCAAACGCAGCGGGTAAATCATCACTATTCGATGCCATTTCATTTTGTTTATACGATAAAAGTAGTAGAGCATTCAAAGCTCAAAACATTATGAATAATCGTAAATCCGATTTTGAATGCGAATTACACTTCCAAGTAAATGGGATGGATTTCTATATTAAGAGAACTGCTAAAACCATTAACAAAGGTAAGAATGTTAAAGTAGATGTACACTTTTGGAAAGAAGAAGGTGGTGTTGTAACTTCTTTAAATGGAACGGAACGTAGAGATACAAATGCGGTGATTGAACAATACGTTGGTAAGTATGAAGATTTCGTATTAACTGCTTTATCTTTGCAAGGTAACAATTCTATATTCATTGATAAATCTCAAAGCGAAAGAAAAGATTTATTAGCACAATTTATGGGATTAAATGTATTCGATAAATTATACGAAACCGCAACCGAAGATATCAAAGAAGTTGCAGTTCTTATTAAAAACTTTAAGAAAACCGATTTTACAACTGAATTGGCTGAAAAAGGATTAGAAAAGCAAACTAAGAAATCCGAATTAAGAGGTTTAGAGAAAACTTTAGAAAGTAGGTCAATTGATGTAACTGATTTATCCAATAGAATATTGGGATTAACAAAAGAGTTGGTGCCAGTAGATGGTAATTTAGATTTAGAAAAATTAGAAAAGAAGAAAAACGATATTGGTAGAGATATCTTACACGTACTTTCAGAAGAGAAGCATAAGAAAACTAAATTAGAAGAATATGTCGATGCAATTTCGGAAATATCTAAATCAATTGAAGATAAGAAATTAATCAATGGACAACCAATTGAAGAAGCTAAGAAAGAATGGGATGTACTTAAAGGTGAAATAAATAATACCGAACGTTATATTGGATTAGTGGAACAATCGTTGGAATCTAATAGAGAAAAACTTTCACATTTAGCTCAACACGAATATGACCCTAATTGTAATTTTTGTACGAATAATGTATTTGTAAAAGATGCAAAGGAAACGGAAAAGAGAGTAGAAGAGCAACTTATTGATTTAGAAGAAGTTCAAACTAAATTAAATGGATTAATATCGCAAGCTAGTAAATTAGCAGATGTAGATGAACAATGGGATGAGTTAGTGGATTTAAAAGCCAAATATCAAAAAGCAATTGTAATCAAAGAGAAAACAATTGCGGAATTGCATGGATTCGAAACTCAACAACAATTATATGATAATCAGTTAGAGCAAGTAGTAGCAGATATTCAGCGATATCACGATAATGAAGATACTATCAAACGCAATAAGCAAATTGAAACCATCATCAATGGATTAAATCAAACCAAAGGTGAAATTGAAACGGAGATTAAATCTATTAACAAAGAGATAGCAACATTGAATGGCTCTATTTCTTCATTAGAATCGTTTATAGAGAGAGTAAAGTTGCAGATAGATGAAGTTAAGGAATTGGAAGAAAAGAATCGACTATACACTTATTATTTAGATGCGGTGAAGCGTGATGGAGTTCCTTATGAACTGATTTCCAAAGCTATGCCTGTTATTGAAAATGAAATCAATAATATCTTAGGACAAGTTGTTGATTTTGGAATTATAATGGATATCGATGGAAAAAACATCAATGCAAAGATTGTGTACGAAGACCAAGAATGGCCTTTAGAGATGTGTAGTGGAATGGAGAAATTTGTAAGTGGATTAGCAATTAGAGTAGCTCTAATTAACATATGTAACTTACCTCGTCCAAACTTCTTAGTAATCGATGAAGGATTTGGTACATTGGATGCAAATAACTTATCATCTTTATTTATGATGATGCAGTATTTAAAAACTCAATTCGATTTCATTTGGATGATTTCTCACTTAGAACAAATGAGAGATATCGTAGATGGATTGATAGAGATAAAGAAAATAGATGGGTTTAGTAAGATTGATTTCTAACCTTATCAGCTCTTAACACACCCGCTTGAGGTTTAGTAACACCAACGTGTTTCTTAATTAGATTTTCAACCAAGCTACCCATCTTAAACCCATGTTCTTCACAATATTGTTTGAGAAGTTCGTGGGTTTCTTTTTTTATTTGCAACATAGCGTATTTCATAACATTTAGTTTTCTTTAGTTTTTATTAGTTTTCTTTATATAAATATGAGATAAATAATTTTTTGTGAATATTTATAATAAAGAAATTTGAGAGATGGCTGTAATCAAAAAAACATTATTCGCAGAAAATTTAGATAGATACAATACCTTTGTACAAGATACCAATCCAAACAGTACATATTTCAATGTAACGGAATTACCTCAATCATTTACAGGAGGTAAAAACGCATTTTTAATAGCAGGTTCGCCAGAATTGGTAGTCGATACTCTGATTAAAATAGAAATCAAAGATGCATCGGGTAATATTATATACCACGAGCCGGGTGAAGGTAATTCGGTTACAACTATAAATGGTGAGCAATTTACAAACGAATATTATGAAGGAGTTTCAAAAGTTGTAGCTGTTTATGTTTACCCCGATACAACCGCATACGGGCCTTGTACAATTACTATATTAGGTGAGTTAAGTTCTTACTACGATGATAATGGATTATTAAGTCCAATGCCCGTAAATTGGCAAGGTACTTATAATGTAAAATGGCAAAGAAAAGTTAATGTAAATCCTACATTAGCTAATACTACGAAAATTCGTTTTTACAAAAGACCTACTGCAACCATTTCAGAAATAATATCACCTGTATATAGAATTGATTCAAATACCGGATTAAAAATAAATAGCGGTATTAACCAATCTTTTGCTAATATACGAGTTTCCAATTTGGAAACATTTGCCGGAGATGTAAAACGAATTAAAGTATTCCGAACATCTTTAGGAGATATTTCTGATTATGATATGATTCAGGATATATTAGTTGAATCAAAAGAACTATTAACTACATATGGTTTAACGGGAAGCGTTGTAGGAAACACCGGTATTTTTACATCGGAAACTCTTAATAAATATTGGGTAACGGGTTCACTAAGAGCTACATTGACTGATGATAGAATAGAGAGTGGATTGAAATTAAGTGGTAGTGGGAATTTTATACATTCATCATCGTTAGATTTAAAAAGTACAAATACATACGAATTAAATTTAGATGCGTTTTATTCATCATCTACTGCAAGTAATTTAGGAATTTATTTAAATTATGTTTCGCAATCTACAACATATAGTAGTAGTATTGGTACATTGGTTGGCATTAATCCAACAAAAAATCTATTAGATACAACTATACCTTTTACAATAGATAGAGATTACCCATCTGCTAGTTTATATTTTTCACAATCGCAGGGAGAATGGCATTTAGGAAATGTTAGTTTAAAATTATCAGAAGATACTGCTTTTTCACCGGATGAGGTTTCATTTGTTACAACAATGCCTACGGTAGTTGGTAATGAGGATTTTAATTTTAAATTTGAATTTTACGATGTAAATAATAACTATGTTCCTGTTTCGGTAACGGGTAGTGCTAACTTTACAGGAGGTTCAAATGCTATTTCAAAAATATTAACATTTGAAACTGACAGAACGGCATTCAGATTTTCTTCTGGTTCAGTTGGTAACCCACCATTTCAACAAGTAAGATTTAAAACACAAAGAACAAACTTTACCGGCTCAATAACATATTCGAGTTCATCGTTTGATATCAATGGTAATTATATAGTACCATCATCGTATGCTGGGCAATACCCCGGCGCACTTTCAAACCCATCCGATTCGGGAGCATTATTGAGTATTGCAAATTTTAGTGGTAGTGTTAGAAGTGTAATAGTTGGTTCGATTACATATACTGCATCGTGTGAAGGTGTTGAAGAATATGAAACAATTTATAGATTTGAAGATGGAGATAATGCCCCTGGTGTCTTTGTAACATCTAATACAAATCAATTTATATATAAAGCAACCGATTTATCATTAAATCCATCGGGCCAAACAATAACAATTGAAGCTAAGCGTAAAAACTTAGCATCGGCAACAACACCATTGACTGTAAATTCGGGAAGTGGAAAACCACCATTAACATTTATATCTACAAACGCAACAAATGGAGTAGATACTTATACATTAGCCGGAAATGTGTATCCATATGGAACGGGTGAAACGACATACTTCGTTTCAGGTTCAGACCAATTTGGAAATGAATTTTCAGATGCAATAAAAATAACTCCTGTAAAAATATTAGATGGATTATCTGCAACTCTTACAAATGATAACGCATCGCTTCCTGCACTTTCTAATGGATTTGTAGCAAGTGGTTCGTTCTTATTCACATCAGGTTCAATTAGTGTAAAAGTTGGTAATGAAACTATTATTTTTGATGATGATAATGATGGTAATAGAGCAAATAATACTTTTGCTATAACAAATGTAAGTGGTGTTGGGTGTACTCCAAATAGTTCTAACCCTGCTGAAAATTCTTATAGTATAACAACCCTATCGGCTGATAGTGGTTCATTAGATATAACAATTGATTACAAAGATGGTGGAGGTGATAGTACAAACCTTATTAAAACTGTTACTTATACAAAGAATAAAAAAGCAGCCCCCGTTTTAGCAATTTCATCTACAAACAAAGTACAATCCGTTTCAGCTAAATCTACTGGTGCACAAATTGATGCATTTTCAAATGTAACTATAAGTGTAAATGAAACATATAATGGTTCGACTACATCAAAAAGTTTAACATCATTAACAGCTACATCTTCCGATATTTCATCTATTGTAACCGATTATACTACCGGTGTAATTACTTTAAATGGTAGAACTTTAGCGGATGGAACTAATTCAACTACGATATCGGTAACGGCAGTAGTAACGGATTCGGAAGGTGTTAGTAGAACTTTAACTGATACAATATCATTATCTAAAGTTAAAAAAGCACCACCAACTATTACTTTTGCAATTACTCCATCATCGCAAACAGTAGCTGCAAGTAGTGTTGGAGTGTTGACTGGTACAATTGTAGACCCGGTATTAAGTGCGTTTGAAGGTTCATCTACATTAACATATAATCAGGGAACACTAAGTACTTCTCAATATAAAATAACAAATGTAACGGGTGTAACTGTTGGAAGTACTACACCATCAACATCTACAATAGATGTTACAGCCGTATCGGCTACTGATAATACGGGAATAGTTACAATCGCATATATTGATTCGGAAGGAACTTCTGGAACATCTACTATTAAATTTACAATTTCAAAAGCATTAGCGGGTGTACAAGGTATAGATGGTGATGATGGTGCACCTGGCGCAGATGGTAGAAGAACCGCAACGGGTATGATATTCTATCAAGTTACCGCCGCATCTCAACCATCAACTCCAACGGCAGCTTCTTATACATTTTCAACAAATTCGTTTGGCTCACTTACATCCAATTGGGCAGTAGGTGCCCCTACTTATACCGCAGGAAATAGTAACAAATATTGGTATTCAACTTATACAGCAGTAGAAACTACCGCTGGAGGTGGAACAGCAGTACCAACATTTAGTGCTCCCGCACAAGCGATTAACTTTACGGGATTAGTAACATTTACATCAGCTAATAATATTAGTGATGGAACTAATACTTCAAATATAGTAACACCTGGAGCAGTAGCAAATCATATTGGTGGAGCAAACGTAACTACAATTGAAGGTGGTAAAATATCAACAGGTGTAATAACATCGACCGGATATACATTACCATCAGGAGAGACGTTAGCATCGGGAACATTTACAAGCGCAGGAACTATTTTTAATTTAGATAATGGTTCATTACGAAGTAAAAACTTTTATATAGCATCAAATGGTGATGCAGTATTTAAAGGAACAATGCAAATTGGTGGTACTGATTTAACTGCGGCTAATACTTTAAATGCAAATACAACTAAATCACAGGTTGGTTTATCGAATGTAGAAAATTTAACTGCACAAAACCAAGCTCAAACGGGATTGATTGCCGGAACTACGATTACGGGGGGTGGTATAACATTAAGTGGTGGCGGTAACATTAAAGGTGGACAAACCGATTACAATTCAGGAACAGGTTTCTTTTTAGGATATAGTGGTTCAAAATATAAATTTTCAATAGGTAACGCATCATCTAAAGGAATTACTTGGGATGGCGATACTTTATCAATCGGGGGTGATGTTAATATTGGTGCTAATTTAGCATCTGCATTAACAACATCCACAGCACTAACCAATGGATTGAATACCAAAATTACTACGGGAGCAGCTGCTACCGATGTTAATAACAATACTACAAACATTAGTGGTAACAAAATTAGAACAGGTGTAATTCAATCAACCAACCACACAGGAACTGCCGATGGTAGTGGATTCGCTGATGCAGGAATGTCGATAGATTTGGCAGTTGGTGGTATATCCGCTAAAAAGTTTAGAATTACCGCAGCCGGAGATGCATATTTTAAAGGAGATGTAACGGGTGCTAGTGGTACATTTAGTGGTAATCTTAGTGGTGCTACTATTAGTGGGGGTAGTATTTCAATTGGTAGTAGTTTTTCGGTAAATAGTTCAGGAGTATTGAGTGCTTCTGGTGCAACTATTAGTGGTAACTTAACGGCTACGGGGGGTACATTCGGTGGTTGGACTATTGATGGCAATACATTAAGGTCAAATTCAAGCGCTATTATATTGGATGGTGGTAGTAATGCCATAAGTATGACTGTTAGTGGATTGACTCGTTTTAATTTAAATACAAATAGTTCATTACCAGAACCAAACGTTTCGGGTGGTGGTAGTATTTCAATAGGAGCAATTTATGAAATAAAGCAAGGTAATGGTACGGCACAATATGATTCGAACACATTTACAGCTCCAAATTCAGTTATTACAAACTTTGAAATTTTCTTTACAAATACTTCCTACGCTGTAGAATATGGTGGTGGAGGTACATCGAATGTAAACGCATATTATAGAATTAGAAATACAACAACGGGCAATGTAGCAGCTTCGGTATTATTGGGTAGTGCGGCTGCACAGGGTGGAGATAACTCCTACACATATGGTAGTATATCGGGAGGTGGTGTTTATCAGGCTCTTTCAAATTTAGCAAACGCAAATGCAATATTGGAAGTACAGGTAACAGCCGGTCATTCATATAGAGCCGAACTTTATTTTGAATATGATACCCCAGTTGAAGGTACACCAACGGATGGTGATTCAAGTTATATTAAATTAGAATGGTCTACGGTAACAATAAATGTAGCGGTTCAAGTAGCTACAGTTGTTATTAATGGTGGTGGATTCCTTTCAGCAGTAAATGCCGGTAAATATTTAAGAATGTCAAACGTTACTACCGATGCAGTAAATATTGAAGGTGGTATAAAATGGGATAAAGTAGATGGTAGACCTGGGTATGTAGCTAGAGGTTGGTGTATAGCAACTTGGTCAAATAGAACCAACAACTATGCATCTGCTACAATTCAAGCATCAGGAAATATATTAGCAGTTGGTAGAACTAATGTAGGATGGCACAATGTATCATTTGTAAACTCATTACCAAAAGGTAATATTGGTGGATTTGGAGATTATGATACCAAAGCAGCAATTTTTGCAAGTGGATTAAGAAGATATACCGGTACGGGTGCAAGTAGTGGAGAATACCAAATTGATATAGCTACAAACCCAAATTGGGGTGGTGGTAGTTCTGTTATGGTTTATACATATGATAACGATAGAAACGCACCTGAAAATGTCAATTTATTAAATGTAGTAGTATTTGCTTAAAATTAAAAATATGGAAGAATTAATAAACAACGATGTAATAATTTATAAAGACCCAACTACAAATATTGTATGCGTATTTTGGAGAGTAGATGAAAGATTTACTTTGGATGAAACGGCTAAATGTATAACTCCGGAGGGGATTAAATATAAATTATTAAAAGAATTAGATTTACCAACTACCGATATATTCCAAGAAACTTGGGAATACGATTTTGAAAGTTCATACGATGGAATAGGAATAGGAGATGAAGAAAGACAGGAAATCGTAGATAGAGTATTAAATAATGTAATAGAAATGATAATTTAAATTTATGTTTACACTTAATTTAGAAAAAGCAAAAGAAATTTGGTTAAACAAATACCGAATAGCAAGAACTCCATTATTAGAAAAGCTTGATACTCAATTTATGAGAGCATTCGAGCAAAATGATACGGAGTTAATGGAAAGTATTAAAATTCAAAAACAATCCCTAAGAGATATAACTTTGATAGATTTATCATCTATTCAAACTCCAGATGATTTAAGAAGCATTTGGCCTGATATTTTGGGAGAAAATCCACATTCAAATGCGTAAAGTTGGTAATTTCGATATTTTAAAAGAATATGATATCTTTGAGGTTGAGATGTTCGATGTGATTATTACAAAAAATTGTATAAACCCAACAGAAGATAACGTAAGAAAAATGTTAGAATATTCGCTAATTAATAATAGTGAATTATTTAATATGTTTCATGTAGAACTATATGGTAGTTTTAACTCAAATAGGAGA